ATCAAATTTTTCATTTTCCTAATATCTACATTTAGTCTTTTTCGTGATACAAATACTTTAAGGGTTTTTTGTTTTTGCACATCTAAGTACAAATCTCTAACAATTTTTGCTATTTCAATATTAAAGTCAAAATACTTATCTTTATCAACTACTCCATAGATAGGATTTCCAGGCAACTCGGCTGGAAGAAATCTATTTAAAAATTTGTTGGCATAAAATATTTTTTCAAACCAAACATTTGTTTTATTTAAAAATACTATATCTTCTTTTTTAATATCATAAACAGAAAAGGCCTCCATAATAACCTTGCTCCCTATAGCCTCATCTGTTGGCGGAAAATTATAGTCCAAATTTCCCACTAATACCATTCTAAGATCTGGAACATGTCTTTTTAAGAATTCGTATTGTCCAATTTTATCTTGAAAAAGATGAAAATACTGATAACCCTCAACCTCCAAAATAAATGAATTTCCATCAATCTTCATAAGTTCTAGGTCTGGATTTTCTCCTATTTTAAGATCAGATACAGAATAGTACTTTATTGATGTTTTTGGTATTTCATGCTCACTGATAGTCCATTTTTCTAACACAACCAATTGTATCATAGTGGTATAATGGTTGTATGATAAAAGATGACTCAGTAATGCCTACAACCACCTACCAGGGGTGCGGTTGCGAGACCTGCAAAGAACTTAATGTAGACTGCCCAGACTGTCCTGTATGCTCTCCAAACACCGATTCAGAGGTTGCTATGGCCATGTATGACTCATCAATTGGTAAGGCTGCCCCATGTTGGGATGGATATGTACAGCGTGGAATGAAACCAGGAGATAATGGTAAGCCAGTTCCAAATTGTGTTCCTGCTGAAAAAGCAGACGATTTATTTGAAGATGATGACACGGTTGAATACCAAACTGATACAGTTTCAAAAGCAGATGGATACTCTCCACCAGCAGGAGCAAGGGCTGCTGCTCGTAGAGCAATTAAGTTTAAAGAAGATGGAAAAGCAAATGGTGCTGGAACATCTGTAGGCTGGACTCGTGCAGGTCAGTTAGCAAGAGGAGAAACAATTTCTCTTAGTACTGTCAAGAGAATGTACTCGTACTTCTCACGCCATGAAGTGGATAAGAAGGGTAAGGACTGGGGCAACTCAGAAAACCCATCTAATGGCTACATTATGTGGTTAGCGTGGGGTGGAGATGCAGGGTTTTCTTGGTCAAGAGGAATTGTTAATCGTGAAAAAGATAAAGCACTGTTTGCTGACTTTGGAAAAGATTATACAAAAGTAAACAGAGAAAGACACGCATTATAATGCCAAAGAAAAAAGCAACTGCATTTAACTCAATGCAAATTAAAGATGGCTGGATCGTAAGACTATATAAAGATGGACGAATTAAATCTAAGATAGAGCCTTACACTCCAAAGCATCCTAAAAAAGAATCAGAATAAAATTATTCTGTTTTTTTCCAATGCACAAAAGACTTAATATACACAACTGCGTACGCTATTGCTGAAAAAATAAAGCCATACTGCTCAGTTATTACTGCGTAGGCAACCCAAAGCACCTCATTAAAGCATAAGACTATCCAACCCCAAATGGTTTTACGGCCTACAAAGTAGATTCCTGCTACACCTATTACTGCTAACAACCAAGACCAGTATTGCATCATTCTCCCTGGTCAACGCCATAAGTCATAAATAAGTAACAAGCAAGGTATCCCAAAATAAAAGCGGGAATAAGCATAAATATATTAATCATTATAATTCTCCTAGTTAGTTATATCAAGTATACCATTAGTCATTGATAAAATCAAGTTTTTTACTATCATTTAAAGTGCCCCAGATTGGCATAGCATATCTTTTACCGCTGAGGATTGGCTTGATCTCGTGCCAATAGGTTGGATGAAAGATAATCATACTGAGCGCTTCGGGCTTATGCAAATATCCAAAATCTTCTAACAACAATTCTCCACCAGTAAAATCATCATTTAAATATATGACTGCACTAAAGTTAATTTCTTCCGCCCCAAAGTGGTTATCTCTATGTCTTGGCAATTCATTCCCAATTCCATACATAGTTAGCCATTGTGCATAAAGCCCAATTCCTTCTGTATTGTCAAAAAAAACTTTACACTCTTCAATAAACCTTTTAGCATATTTAATATAAATATCTTTTACTTCTGGATGATCGTTTATAGAAAATTGTTCTGGAATTTGAGATTGTGCTTGTTGAGATTCAACTGTTTTTAGGTATTCAGTATATATAAACTTATCTTTGTTTAGTTTATTAGTCTCTATATACTTGATTAGTCTATCAGCATCTTCCTTATCCACAAAGTTCTTAATTATTTTTATGTCCATTGACTCTTTCATTTATTAAGTATATCATATTAGAAAATGTCATATATGCTATAATTGACATATGCTCAGCCAAATAGAAATAGAAAGCCGATTTAATATTATTGGAAAATCAGAAGATAATATTGTAATTGTTGATGATTTTTTATCAAAAGAATATCTACACATATTAAATAGTTTTATTAAAACAAAGCCTGTTTCAAAAAATAAAGATTTTGACTATTTATCTAAAAAAACATTTAAAGATGAAAACCCAGAAGTTTTTAAAATATTCGTTGATCTTGAAAAAGAAATACCTAAATACATTAATAGTTATTTAGAAAGATTTTCCATAAGGGTAGCAGAAAAACCACTTTCTAACATGAATTTTGTTTCAAGGATTCCAAATACAAAAATGGAGGAGCATTTTGACTATATGCCAGCAGAGGCAAGCAACGGTCATCCTCTGGCCCACATGACATCCTTAATTTATTTAAACGATGACTATGATGGTGGAGAAATTTTTTTTCCAGAACAATATACAGTATACAAGCCTAACGCAGGATCATTAGTTATATTTCCTAGCAATTATCTTCATGGGGTTCTTGAATGCACTGGCAACTCTAGACATTCTACCCTTGCTATTTATTCTTTTATATAAGTGGTGAGCAGTTTATAGACGACTGCTCAGGTCTATTAGCCACGAAGATTCAACTCCTGCTAACTCTCTTTTCAGAAGAGCATCCGTTTCAAAATCCCTAGGGATATGTTTTGCGGAATGTTGTCTATTATACTACTTAATTTTAATAGACTTAGGCTTTTTGTCTTCAGGAACGATCCTTACCACACTAACATGCAGCATACCGTCCTTTAGTTCAGCAGAAGTTACTTCCATATACTCTCCCAAGGCAAAAGATCTTACAAACTTTCTTCCTGCGATACCCTTATGAACTACCTCTGCATCTGTAACCTCAACAATATCACCCTTAATAATGAGTGTTCCATTGTCTACGGACACATCAATATCTTCCTTAGAAAACCCAGCAACAGCCAGCGAGATCTTATATGTGTCTTCATCTAGTTTGATGAGATCATACGGAGGATATGATTGTGAATTTGTTTTATGTGCAGTGTTTAGGCGACTCAACTCTCTGTTGAAGCCAATAAAAAAGGGATCATTAAATAGATCCATAGCGTACTTTGTTACCATGTTATTCCCCTTTCAAGCGAATAAGTTAATTTGTCCCCCTAATGGGCAGACAACTATATTATATCATAAGTATCTCCAGCGGGAATCGAACCCGCCTTTACGCCGTGAAAGGGCGTTGTCCTAACCGATAGACGATGGAGACATAGCATCCCTGGTAGGATTCGAACCTACGGCCTACACCTTAGAAGGGTGTCACTCTTCCGCTGAGTTACAGAGATTTAGTAAATTTATTTAAATAATTAAGTGCTTTAAGCAAGCCCTCAACATTATCTCCCAAATTACCTATAGCAGTATTGCATTGATAACAAAGCCAACCCCTAAATTTATTTGTTTCATGACAATGATCAAATATTAACTTTTGATTATTTTTCCCACAATTGTCACAAGGTGTACCTATTTTTGGTCTTTTTATTTTATCTTTATCCATTATTTTTTTTGCTGCTGATGAATGCGCCTTACCGCCAACTCGACGGCAAGGCTTGCACTCACTCCTATACACTGTTGGATACAACTTGCCATTGATAATTTTTTCATTAGAACATTTATGAAAATCTGTTAATGGCTTCTCAATAAGACATATTCTACATTTTTTTATTATCATGTACACCAGGCAGGACTTGAACCTGCG